GGAGTCCAGGCTGCTCCTGTAGCTTCTCAGCCTTTGCAAGCGCCTGATGCTACTCCGCAGACCAATCTTAAAGCCCCCAATCCTTATGATGATGAGCTTTCGAAGCTTGATCAGATCAGGAATATTCCCGGAATCGATCCTAAGCTGGCGGCAAGGTATGACAGCCGATACGATCAGGTTCTGGCGAAGAAGGTTGCTTGGGATGATAAGCAACAAAAAGATAATGATAGCATTATCACGCCTGATAATCAAAACTTGACTGGCGATGCTTTTAAAGAAACTATTCAGAATAAAGATGTCCTGAATAAGGCCAATGCTTTGCTTCGTGGCGATATGCCGCCACCGACTATTAATTCCCGGACACCGACTGTGATGAAGCAAGCATTGGAAGCAGCGCAGCAGATTGATCCTTCTTATAGTGCGGCAACGTATCCCGTAAGGAAATCTGTAAAGACAGCTTTTGCTACAGGCCCAGAGGCCAAGAATGTTAATGCCCTCAATACGGTCATTAATCACTTAGACGAATGGGATAAAGCTGTCGGAGATCTAAATAATCATGGATCGACACTAATAAATTATGCTGAGAACAATTCATTTAAAAACCTTAGTGATAGTCTGAATGCAAAAGTAAAATCAGCAAACGTTGCCGCATCAGCTGTAGCTTCAGAAACCGCTAAAGCCTATCGTGGTGTTGGTGCAATCACAGAAGGTGAGCAAAAAGAATGGCAAGATGCTTTGTCACCCAATCTTGGGCCTGATGCTCGTGCTGCTGTTAAAAAACAAATCGGAACACTATTGCTTGGGAAAATTGATGCATTGAATCAGCAATGGTCATCAGCTTTTCCGAACGAGCCTAAGAATTTCTTATCCCCGAAAGCTGCTAAAGTTTTGCAGAAGTTTGGTATTGATCCGGGTGATATGATGCCAGCAGAACAGGTATCTGGAACATCAGGGCAGGCATCGAGCGGAACTGTCAGTTATAAGGATTATTTCCAGTGACAGTAGTTGCCATGCCAGATGGAACCAATGTTGACTTCGGGGATCTTCCTCCGGATCAAATTAGATCTTTGATTGCATCTAAATTTCCTGATGTTGTTCCGCATCAACCTCTGCAAGCACCGGATGATCTTAATCCTGCTCAATCTATAGCCCATGCGATCACTCCCAATATTTATGATGCAAGGGCTACAAAATCTAAAGAAATAGACCAAGCCCAAGCATCCGGTCAACAAGGCCCTATCCAAAGCTATTTGCAGCATTTGGGCAATACAGCAGGGTATGCTACCGATGTTATCGGCGCCGGTTTAGGATTAGGAAACGATGTCGCAAAATGGGCTATACCGGGCCTGTCTTCAGCTGAAGATCTTGGCCAATCGGCACTTAGCAAGGTTGGAGGTGCCATAGGATCTTTGCCTACGTTTAATGGCAGCACCTTGGTCCAGACTGTTCCGGGCGAGGTATCAGCGCTTCAGAAGGCTTATCCGGTTGCCAATAGAGATATTGGCGCATTGGCCAATATTGCATCGGTTGCTTTGCCCGTTCCTGGTGTGGAAAAATCTGTGGGTGAGATGGCTTTGGATGCCGGTGTGGCAGGGGCTAAGATGGCACCTGATGCAACAAAGTTAGCAGGAAAAGTTGCGGCTTCTCCGTTTAAAGGCGTTTCCACTCTTGCTGATGCCTTAAATACCCCGACTATTAATCCGGTTAAACAACCAGTAATAGATTTGGCGAAAAAACATGACATTCTTCTTGGCGTAGATGATCTGACTGATGATGAAGGATACAAAAGGCTTATCAAGCAAGGGGAAAGTTTGCCTGGTTCTGGCGCATCACCACTGAAGGAAGAGGCGCAAAAGTCTTTCAATAGGGCTGTATCGAGAACATTCACTGATGAGGTTGACCACATTACTCCTGAAGTAATGGAAAATGCCAGAAAATCATTAGGATCAGAGTTTCAAGATTTAACTAAAGATAAAGAGTTTTCTTTAAACAAAGATTACTACAACAAAGTAGAGCAAATAAAAAATATGGCCAGCCGTGGCGGTTATGGTGATGCAGAAAAATATATTCCAAAGTATCTTTCTGATATAGAAGAAACTCTTGTTGGAGGAGATACCATTAAAGGTGATCGCCTTGACAAGTTGCGCCGCACTTTCGCCGATTTAGCCAGAACTTCTAAAAATGATGACATCTCAAAATTAAATAGTGATTTTGAAGACGCTATAACGAATATTATATCTTCTGGCGATCCAGAAATTAAAAAACAAATAACTGATCTAAAATATAGATACAAAAATTTCAAAACTGTTCAAGGACTTTCACTGAAAGACCAGGTTGGCGGCAATATTAGTCCAACACTTCTTATGAACCGTGTTAGAAATAAATTTGGTGAAGACGCAATCGCGACTGGTGCTGCGGGAGATTTGGGAGAAATTTCAAGAGTCGGTCAAGCAATGAGAAGCCTTAGCGATAGCGGAACGGCTTCGAACACGCTTGCAAAAGGATTTTTAACAGGAAATACTTTGTTGGCCGTCCCGTCTTTGTTGGCTGGTGGCGTTCCCGGCTTAGCATTGCAGGGCGCAGCATCAGGCGGCGGCTTGTTGGTTAATCGTGGTCTGCAGGGCGCAAATTACACAACAAAGAAGATAGAAAAGGCCCTCGCCAAATATGAAAAGACGAGGGCCAAATGAGTTATCCGAATGAACAGTGCGCGCCTGATAAAAGGAGTATCGCCCATATTACTCCCAGCGGGATCCATGAATATATGAGGGCATATACAAAAATTTCTCCGAATTTGAGTTTCATGATTTTAGGCTCCATCTCTAAGGTTACGGCCAGAACGGCCAAGGTAGGCAAGCTGATCATCAGCCTGTGGATAATGTATATACTTTGTATTGTACCGTGTCAACAATTAAAAAGGGCTTAATTTAGATGTCAGGCGACACGACCTACCAGATGTTGAAAAGGCTGACTTGGCTTCCTGAGAGGGATCCCAATCATAATGGCACTGTTATTGCTGGCCAAGAATACGATAACGTCGATTTCATCGGTGGCAACATCAGCAATGTTACGCTTACCAATGTCACAGCTTCGTTTTCTGGTCCCATTATTGTTCCTGGCATTACTTCCAGCGGTGTTGGCTCGGCTACCTCTGCCGATACGACTGCTCAACCAGCAATCTTTACAGGCGGTGCATCGCCCACTGCTGGAAATCTCTATGGCATTGCCATTATCAAGACTGGATATGAAGAAGGCCTTATCGGGATCAATAAAAATTCCATTACTGGTTCCGTCCCGGCTTCTGCTCTTTATATTTCAACTTATAACGGCACAGGTCAAATTGCGCTTGGCCGTGGAAACACTGGAGGCCTTCCCAATAGCGTTGATCTTCTTATTGGTTCTACGGGCAACGTATCTATTGCAAACAATCTGAATGTTACTGGGACGATTTCTGCTAGCAATCTTCCGATGGCGCAGACCACTTCTGGCACCACAAACAGAATTACGGTTACGAACGGATCAACAAATCCTGTCATTGATATTGCTGCAACCTACGTTGGCCAAAGCAGCATCACCACGACTGGCACCTTAACAACTGGCGCAGCAGGAACTGGGTTTACGCTTAACTTCGGTCAAGTAACGCAAACTGGTTCTATTGGATCAACGCATGGCGGCGCAGGATCTGTGACTGGAATTATGAAGGCCAACGGATCCGGAACTGTAACTGCGGCATCATCTGGTACGGATTATGCTCCTGCAACCAGCGGATCATCATTGCTGTACGGAAATGGCGCAGGCGGGTTCAACAATGCAACTATTGGAACGGGCCTATCATTTTCTGGTGGTACGCTCACAAACACTGGCGGCGCGGCAGCGTTCACCAAGACTTATGTTAGTACGAGTCAGACAATCACTGCTGCCGGATCATTGACGCTTGCTCATAGTTTGGGCGCCACCCCAACCTTGCTTGTGGTGCAGATAGTCAACAGCACTGGAGAGTTGGGATACTCATCTGGCGACAAGCTATTTATCAATTCTTGCGAAAACGCCGATACAAACATTGGAAACTATGGGGTTTCCGTGGTTCCAGATGGCACAAATTTGAATGTTCGCTTCGGCTCTCAGGCAACGGGATCGTTAAAAATAATCCGTAAGGATACTGGCGCAACAGCAAGCATCACAAACGCTAACTGGGCAATCGTTTTCGGAGCATATGCGCCATGACAAAATATTATGTAGATACAGATGGAAAATATCTTGGTGGATTCGAAGGTTGTGAACCACCAGAGAATTCCGTAGAGGTCTCAGCCGCACCAGATCATGCGTCTCAAGCATGGAATTTCCAAGATAATTCATGGAATGCTATCCCCAATAATATTTTGGTTAGGCAGCAAATCATGTCTTTAGAGCTTCTGCAAACTGACAGACGTATCCGTGAAGCCGCTTTGGGAATTGATAATGGATGGTTGCAAAATCTGAATAATCAGATTGAAACTCTTAGACAGCAACTAACCTAAATGATACTATTTAACCTTGGGGAGAATTATAAATGTCAGTCGTAAACCTAGCATCTATCAATGCAACTGGTGTTGATATGGCCGTAACAACTACGTCCGGCAGCACTCTTGCTACTTTGCCTTATGGAGCACCATTTGTAATGGTAAAAAATGTTGGATCGAATGAGGCATTTTTAAAAATGGGAACTGCAAGCACTGTAACCATTGCCTCTGCATCCGCTGCAAATGGCATGTCGATTCCAGCAGGCGCAATTGAAGTCTTCAAAACCAGCGGATTGGCGGAAATTTATGCAGTGGCTATTTGCGGAACGAGCACCACGACACTGCGTGTTTATCCTGTAGACGGTAAATAAGGAGTTATCATGTCGAGACAAGTTATCCAGCAACAATTAGACGGCCTCGCCATGCTGCGAGAAGTCGTAGAGTTGGTAAAGAATCCGAAACTGGTTATTGAAGCTCATGAAGCCGCCAGAAAAGAAGTGGCATTGACCGAAGAGGAAACGGCAATGGTTAATGCGGCTCGGGAGAATATTAAAATTAGTGCTAAAATTTCTTCCGATCTTCAGGAAAAACAAGTCATGATTAATTCTGCACGAGAGCAGAACGAAAAAATGGCGCAGGATCTGGCAGCAAGGGAAGCGGTTGTATCGGCCAAAGAAAAAGAACTTGATGCGCGCGATGTTCAATCTGTTCAAGTTAATAAGCGATTGCTTGCCACTCAAAAAGAAATTATGGCTACCAAAGATGCCCTTGATGTAAGAGTCAGAGAAAATGAAAAAGAAACTGCGCGTTTGCAGGAGATGAATAATTCTCTTAACATTCGTCTTGAAAAAATCAAGCTCCGAGAAAAGGCAGCTGATCTATAAATGTTAAGGGCGCTTGCTCAAATTACTGGAGGTGGTGGCGGTTCTGGTACGGTGACAACCGTTACCAGCTCTGACGGGTCTCTAACTGTTACCAATCCGACAACTACGCCTGATATTATTCTGAATGTCGGCCACGCCAATACCTGGAGCGCAGTACAAACATTCACCAATCCTATTGTTGGGACGCAATCTCAGTCTGATAATTCCACAAAAGCCGCATCAACGTCATATGTCATGACCGCCGTAAATAATGCGATTTCTGGCGTGAATCCGGCTGTGGCGGTCCAAGTGGCGACCACTGCAAATCTTTCGGGATATACCTACAATAATGGTGCATCTGGCATAGGTGCGACATTGACGCAAAATAGTGCGGCTATTGTCATCATAGATGGATACACACTGCTATTGAATGACCGTGTTTTGTTTAAAAACCAAAGCACAGCTGCAAATAACGGGGTTTACGTCATAACGACCTTGGGAACAGGCTTGATCCCTGCCGTTTTCACACGAGCAACTGATTACAATCAGCCTTCGGATATAAACAATACGGGAGCAATTCCTGTTGTTAACGGCACCGTCAATTCCACGACTTCTTGGTTGCTGACCTCTACAGTTAATACTGTGGGAACGGATGCACTGACATATGTTCAATTTTCAATTAATCCGACCACTATTCTTTCTAATACCTTATCAAGTGCCAATATATTTGTTGGTAATGCATCCAACATCGCTACTGGCGTTTCTTTATCTGGCGATGGGGCATTAAACAATGCCGGAAGCCTGACTATTTCAAAAATAGGCGGTAAATCAGTTTCATTGGCAGCAGCATTCACTACTGCTGGGGCCAATTCCCTAACTTTAACGACAACCGGAACAACGAATGTAACACTTCCGACATCTGGCACTCTTCTTTCTACGGCTACCGCTGTTACTGTTGGTCAAGGCGGAACGGGAGCAACAAATGCTCAGGTGGCTACACAAAATTTAGGAACTTGGTGGATAGCCGGTCAGTCAGGAGCGTCCGCCTCCCATACCGGAGATACGACGGAAACGACCTTGGCAACCATCACAATTCCCGCAAATTCTTTGGGAAATAATGGCTCAATAAGGATTACGACTTTCTGGACTTATACAAGCAGTGCAAATAATAAAAATTTCAAAATCAGATATTCTGGTGCATCAGGGACACAATATTTGCAGCTTTCTGCCACAGCCACATCGACCTTGCAGACACAACAAACAATTACTAATGCCAATGCTACCAATTCTCAGATTGGTTGGGCGTCAAACGGTCTTAATCCTTTTACAACCAGCTCAAGCGCCACGATTACATCAGCCGTTGATACGACGGCAAGCACGACAGTTGTTATCTCATGTTTGTTGTCAAACACTGGGGAAACGATAACCCTTAACCGATATTTAGTCGAAGTATCATTCGGAGCATAAAAATGCCTGTCGTGATAGCAGTTAGCAAAATTCAGGGTGATGGAGGAATGGTCAATGCACCTTCCGAAACTCCACCCGATGATTACGTTTCAATGCAATGTGACGGCATAAATTACACTTATTACATGGCGGATGATAGGGCGCCAGAAATTGACTACAAAAATGATCCCAACGCACGACAACTCACGATAGATCAGCTCTATCAAGAAGCTCAGGACATTCTTAACCAAATTCAGCAGATAAGAGGACAAGACTAATGACAAAAGATTTAACTATTAATTGGCAAATCCAAACATTTGTTGGCGGGATGGGCATTGCAATGTTGCCTGGCAATGATGAAATCACATATTTAAATACACAAAATACCTTCGGCCCTTATAGCCAGGGATATACTTTAGTTGGCCCTGGCCTTGGAAATTCATCTTTGTTTGAATTTGAAAGCCAGGATGCTGCTGTGGCCTATATAGTAAATTTGACTGCTCCGACAATCGTAAACGATGTAAATACCTTCTTCGGGTCAACATTATATTCTTACTCGGGAAATTATTCGGAATTTAGCCGTGACGCTGCGAACGCCCTTGCCGCAAAGGTCGATAAGGTTGCTGGGAAAGGACTTTCGACAGAGGATTATTCGACGGCTGAAAAAACAAAGCTTGCTGGAATTTCCACTGGAGCAACCGCAAACGATACTGACGCTAACTTGAAAAGTCGCGCCAATCATACGGGAACTCAATCAGTATCTACTATTACTGGCCTTGCAACCGTAGCCACTAGCGGCAGTTACAACGACCTTTCCAGCAAGCCCTCAATCCCTGCCGCGCAAATTCAATCTGACTGGACACAGGCCAGCAGCGGATCTCTTGATTTCATCAAGAACAAGCCATCGCTGGCAACTGTTGCTGCGAGCGGTTCTTATACTGATCTTTCCAATAAGCCAACCATTAACAATATGACGGTTTATTCTGGAACGACGGCTAAATCTTCTCCTGTTTTATATACGGCTTCAGCTACAGTATCGTCCGGTGTTGCAGTTTTTAATTTGACTGATAATGGCGCAGCTGGAGGTAATCCGTTATTCCCCAATGGTCCAATCACAGCCAGTCTGAACTGTTTCGTAAGTGATTCGGCGGCATCGTATCAAATGGCTGGCGCATGGTCTAATAGCAATAAGACGCTGACAGTTACAACAAATAAGCTTGGGACCGCCAGCCTTTTAACTGGCATTCTTGGCCAGGTTGCCGGTAACGGTGCGGTTGTGAACGTTCAAGTCTGGGGTAACTAAATAAGATGGCAGGGATAGCGGCCATATTGGCAGCAATTGCCTCTGGTATAGCGACTGTATTTTCATACGGCAATATCGCGATCTCAGTATCTATTGTTTGTTTGGCGCTATCCCTGTCCCTTAATTATATTTTTATTCGTAAGCTCTTTGTAATGCTGGAAGTATTAAATGGTGTTAAGGACGCCGTTTCAGCTTTAAACGATAGGATTAAACATGATTAAGATCGTCCAGCTTACCAAGAAACTAAAAGAAATTAACAATTTGTGTACAGCCATTAACCAGGAAACACGAAAAACCATCGATCATGTAATGGTTAATGGCAAGCCTCTAGACAAGTTAAAAAGTAAGATTGATGTGAGTCCGGCTAATGGGAGATTTTGATAAGTGTTTTGATTTTACCGTTGGTGTCGAAGGCGGATATTCAAATAATTTGCACGACAAGGGCGGTCCTACAAAATATGGCATAACATTGCCTGTATTGTCAGCATGGCGCGGTGGTATAGAATTAGATGCCGAAGATGTTGAATGTATGGATCTGGCCGAGGCCAAGGATATTTACAAACATAATTATTGGACCCCTATCCATGGGGATGAACTTCCACAGGGCATAGATCTTTGCACCTTTGATGCGGCTATTAATAGCGGTGTAAGCAATGCCATCCGGTGGCTTCAGGCTGTTATAAAAGTTAAGGTTGACGGCCTTCTTGGCCCAAAGACCATTATTGCCGCTCAGACATGCGAACCAGGAGAAGTTATCAATGATCTTCTCAATCTACGCGAAGCTTATTTAAGATCCCTTCCGGACTGGAAATATTTCGGAAAAGGATGGAAGCATCGTATCGATAACTTGCGATGCGCGGCTTTATAAGATAGAATCTATATATAACAAAGGGGCCAATCATGACCGATTTCAAAGATACCGCTGTAGGGAAAGCCTTAAATTATGTAGCTTCGCTTGGTGAAAGCGCCTTGCATTCGGCAATGAATGCTCTGGAGCCGCTTATTAAAGCTGTTGAAGATGAAATTAAGGCCCATGGCCCTGAGCTTATCAAGGCGGCTACTTTGGCAGCTGTAGAAGCTGCAGCGGTTGCCAAGACTGCCGGTAAAAGCAATTCTGATGCTGGACAAGAGGCCCTGAAGGCCGCTGAGGCCGCTGCTTTGAATGCTGGCAAGGTTCTTGGCCAGGATGCGCTTCATGCCATTGCTACGGCAGCTGTGGCCTCGTGATAGATATTGCGAAGATCGTTCTTAGTATTATAAATTTTATTCTTGGCTTTCTATCCAGGCCTGGTGCAACCGATGAAGACAAAGAAATCCAAATTCTACAGTCTCAGAGGGATAATACTATTCGCAGCGTTGATGACGCTGACAAGCTGTTCAACTCTATCCGGGACAGCCACGGAAAGTAAGTTTCAGGCTATAGTTCCCCAAGCGATAATTCCCACAGTCGATGAACAGCGTCTTCTTCATGAAGATCTACCCAATTTTTATATCAGGTTTGCCAATCAGCAATGCCAGCTTATGAACGCACATAAGGCGGAAAGTTGTCACATATAGAAGCTATTCCTTTGAAAGAATCAAAAAGTCCAGATGCTATTGTCTGGTTTTTGCAAGGATTGTTGGCATCAGCATATGGAACTGAAATAAAAGAAATTAAGATTGACTATCTGACTGACAATGGCTGGATAAGAACGCAAATAAAATAATCAAGATTTACTGTTAATCCTTTTTACAATCCATCCTTTGTCTCGGCCATAATCTTTAGCCCATTTTTCAAATTGGTCAGCCTTTTCCTTAGATTCCATGTTATATGAATGCTCAACCGGACCATCAGGCGATGGTTCCTGGATGTTGACGCGTTCTACGACAGCATTATTTTTCATTGATAGCTATATATTCCTTCATAAATTTGCGAATCTCTGTGCTGGCATTAGAATCTTTAATTCTAGCCAATTTTATAAACTTTTTCCAAAGTTTTTTATCGGTGCGAAAAACTACCGAATGATCTTTATTATTGCTTGGTTGCATTTTTGCTCTCAATCATGGCCTCCAGATAAGGATCTGGTTCATTGGTAAGGTCAAAGAATTCCTTGGGAAACGTCCAGGAAATAGGTTTGCTGTAATCAGAAGAGTTGGCTACCCTATCTAATTAGTGCCATCTCTTTTCTCTGGCATCTTCTCGATCAGCCGCGACAGGATGTTACCGGCCTGAGAAATATCCCTCAGAGCACGATCATAATTTAGATAGTCTTCATCCTGCATAATGTTGTCGTGGTTGTTCAGGTAGGCAACAGCCTCATCAATCCTGTTCTTGAGGTCGGAGAGCGTGGTTTTCATTGTGGTATTCCTCCTCCGATTAGCACCATGCAATGTTCATAAGCTTGCTCTTTTGTTTTTCCTGATGCGCGATATTTACCAATGGTAATAACCCATTGACCATCTATACTTTCATATTCGTAATCTCGCCAACTCATCTATTTCCCCTCCTCGAACGCGGCGATGGCTGCGAGGGCTTTATCCGAAAGCTTAGTATATTTATTTTTAATACCTAATTCCCGCATAGCTTCATAATATTTTACAGAGGCGTCTTCTGGTGTTCTTGAGTAACCAAGAAATATATTTTTTCCTTTAAAAATTATATCAGACCTCCAGAGACTTCTCTTTTTTTCCAATCTAACGCCTGTATATTTATTTTTTGCGCCTTGGCCATGAGTTGCATTCTCTCTATTGGTAACATATTCCAAATTCTCAATTCTATTATCGTTTCGTACGCCATTAATGTGGTTTACAAAATTATTTCCCGGATCCCCTAAAAATGCCAATGCCATTATTCTATGAACGCACACAACATATCCTTTATTGTTCTTTCTGAGGCAGACACGTGGATAACCTTTATATAAATACCAAGATAAAAATCTATTTTTTGTCACAGATTTAACTTGTCCAACAGAAGACACCTCATAAAGACCTTCATAGCCAGGGACAGTCCTCCACTCTTCCGGCATAATCTCATCGCTGGCGGTCATGATATTGCCCCATCTTTTTTCGGCAATGACTTGGGGTCATACGTGGCCACCATGCACAGAAACTGACGAGCTAAAAGGCATATATCACCATCGGGATCAATAAATGGCTTATCCAAAACACGACCCGACAAAGCAATGGCTTCTCTGTATTCTTGGTTTTGATGTTTTAATTCTTCCGCCGTTGCATAAATTTTGTTTACTAAAGTCATCCCTTGCTCTCCTCATCTAACTCGTGTTGCGGCGGTTGCGGTAATGGCTGCCAGTGGGTAGGTTTTCCTGTATCCCCGCATCCTGCTTGGCAGTCACTACCATTTAAGATCACGAAAATTCTTGCATCGGTTGTGCTACATAAATGGCCGACATAGATTACATCTTCAGGCCGATCTGTATCAGGCGCGTAAAGTAATATAGGAATATCCAATGGTGCACTCTCAATCGTCCTCCACCCATATTCCCTCCCAGCACTCCTCTCCCGTTGCGCCGGAATGTTCGGAGGGTTTCAGGATGCGTTTGCAGATGAAGTATTGGGTCACAGTCTTTTCCCGTTTTGATCATAAACCACAGCATGGACCATATTCTTTACGCGCTTTTCGGCCTCTTCAAATGTGGCTGCAGTGTCCAGTCCTTCCCATGAAAACCTTGTTTTGGCTAGAATGCGGAAATATCCTGCTTCAGTGGCTTCGATTTTATATTTTGGTTTGCGCTTTATATTCATCCTCATCTCCTCATTGTTGGTGGATATGGCCGGGCTTGAATTATCGTATCGCCAAAACTAACCCGACGATCAATATCGCTGCCGTATAAACGCATACGATTACATCTAAATCCAGCTCGGTCATTTCTTCATATCCTTGAGTGTTTCATTGATGGCTTGGGCCAACTTATATATTTCATTATAAATCGTGAAATCGTGCGATGAGATGGGCTGATGTATTTTACCTTCAATCCACTCCTCCAGCGGCGTTTTCTTCTCTGCCGCTGGCTCTATGGCGACAATACAAAACGGACTATTTTTTGATAAAAATGTTCCATCGCTTTGAAAGACCATGGCATAGCCATTTTGGGAAAATCTTAACCAAAAATATTTATCACTATCCATCCAGACAGAAGTTATTTTAGATTTGCCGCCATTCCTATGAACGACTGTATCGCCGGGTTTCAACTTCGATAAATCTACGGTCATTATATCTTCTCCACATATTTCATCTGACACTGCACCATGGAATTCTGATCATAGAATATCCCAAGATCGCGCTTGGTCGTTATTAATCTCATTATTCTGCCAGTCAATATATGCCTGTACATTAAAAGCCGTTTCTAAGGTCGCTGGCGCTCTGGATGGCTGCATCAAGCGTGTTATACAATTGACTGATTTCTTCTCGTTTCAAGCTCATCTCAACATCAGCCAAATCATCAGAAAGCGTATTAAGCCTATCGATCATTTCTGACCAATTCTTGCAATGATCCATGATGTCCTTATCGGCTGCGACTTCAAGTAAGTCTTTGCGGAGTTCTTTGATGGTGGATGAGAACATGGTTGGGGTCCTTTGGCTTTGATAATTACAGATTGTGCATATCCATATGATTCAGAAATATCACTCATAAACCTGTTTCAGGATGTCGGGGGTCTGGACGTTCATGCTGCGGCCCTCTCCGAAAGGATTTCTTTGATTGCGGTAATCTTGTCGCCGTCCGCCAGCTTGCCTGGCGGCGTCATGCCCGCGCCGTGCCACGCATGCGCCACGAGGCCAGTTCTTTCTCCACCTGCTTCGTGGTTTTCTTCGCCCAGACTGCTTTAAATTCTTCGTAGGTCATGGTTGCCCCCTTACGCCTGCTGGAGGATGCGATAGACGTGCGCCCGCGAGAAGTGGGTGGGCTTCGCTTTCGCCTTAGGCTTGTAACGCCCGCCCTTGACGTATTTGACGGGGATGCCGATAAAAAGATGGTCAAGGTGTTCTCCGGCCTTGCCGATCACCTGCACGAATTGGTTGTTTGTCATCTCGACGACCTGCATTTGTATCTCCTTTTTATATTGTGTTGTCATTCTCTGCTCCATTTCGTTAATACAATGACTATATATCTATCTTATCACTTGTCTATACATTGTATATACATTTATAAAGAAAGCAATAATGTTTCAAAGGTTAATGTTTAATATATGATTTAATAATTCCTGAGATAAATCATATGTCTGGCTTTCTCCAAATAAGCCGTCTTTTTGTCCTGCAAAAAATCCCCTTTCAAACATTCTTTCAATGACGTCTTTGTCTGGTATATAACCGTTGGACAAAAACCAATAATCATCATTGTCTTTGACAAGTTTGTGACCAGACAAAATATAATCGACTATTTTTTTTTCGTGCTTGAGTAAGAAGAAATGGTTTTTTCATGACACCCTGCTTACCCTAACTTTTTTCTTCAACTTCTTTGTCCGAAACTTCCAGCCATATCTCTTGCCGGTAAAATGCGCCGACATGCGAACCTTGTCATAGAGGTCCAAAGAAAATAGCTTTGATTGGCCTATTTGCAGGCTTGCTAGATTATATTTATTCATGGTGATCCCTTTGGTTTTGGGGATGCCTTTTACAGCATCCCCAATATTGGGTTAAAAGGGGATGCTATCGTCCACAATTTCTTGTTTTTTGGGCGTATCAACCCTGTCAACCAAATAATCCACGATAGAGTTTTTATCCGGATATTCTCCGTTTTTATCTACCGCAATGCCCACCTTGGCCATGCCAGTTTTTCCGACAAAGTTATATGCCTCGATTTCGCCCTGCTCATATTGAGGCAGCAATCCGCTGGCCTCGGCCAAATGACGAAGCTTGAACTCCATCCAAGTTCCAGAAACATAATCAAAGACATTTTGGCTTTGACCAGAATCTTTGAAGATTTTGACCTTAAGTTTGAGCATGTCGTTTTGATTTTTATCCTTGGTTTCTTCCGATTCCAGGATTTCAAAAGCATATTCGCCCTTGGGCCAGACATTTTGTGATTGGATTTCTTTTTCAGTTTTTGCAGCAAATTTCATGGTTTTAGTCCTTTCTGTTTAAGCGTTTGCAAGTTTCTTCATATCAGCCAATGCTTCCGGTCCTTTATCATAGAATCGGCAAGGATTAATATCATAGCCACTGGCAGCATAAATAAGTTGAGCAGCCAATGGTGTATTGTGGAATTTCTCTAGAGCGTATCCTGCTTCACCCGCCAAATGCACAACCCATCCGGCGCGGCAATGAGTGGTTTGGCAAGAATGCCAATTAGACATATCCAGAGCGTAATCTTTGGAAACGGCTTCATAAACAACTTTATGAATGTTTTCAATGACCGGAACTATGGGAGCGCCTTTATATGGAGTAGCATCCGGATCGGCTTTTAGATCTTTTTTGTTCCACAGGAAAGCGGTATGAAAGCAGTCCGAGCAGTCCGAGCAGCGCGAGCAGTCCGAGCAGCGCGAGCAGTCCGAGCAGCCCGAGCAGCGCGAGCAGCGCGAGCAGCGCGAGCAGCCCGAGCAGCCCGAGCAGCCCGAGCAGTCCGAGCAGCGCGAGCAGCGCGAGCAGCGCGAGCAGTCCGAGCAGTCCGAGCAGCGCGAGCAGTCCGAGCAGCGCGAGCAGTCCGAGCAGCCCGAGCAGCGCGAGCAGTTAATACAATTTTTGCAATTCTCCAAACTTTTCAAAGCTTCTTCTGCTCGTTCTTTTGTGACGAAATATTCGACACTACATTTATTTCCATTTTCATCTTCGATCCAAGTGGTCATTGTTTAGTTTCCTTTGTTTGTTCAGTAGTTAAATAAGTTTTGTTCACGTAGTCGATGATTTTTTGAAGTTTGTCTTGGTCCATTTCAGCAAAAGATTCACAGTTGGCTGCCTTATACCATTTTTCAATCTGGCCCTCAGGCAGCTTAATCCTTGACACCAAATCTTCGACTGTTTTTATTTGTTCGGCAGTCGCCAACATTACTTGCTTTACCTGCCCTTCCAAGATTTCTCGGCCATATCTTTCCGCGAAGGTATCGTAAGACCATTCAAAAATGTCAGCATCCTTGAATCCCTCAAGCCTGGATTTGGTAACACGGGCCTTGTGTTGTCCAGCCATCTTGAAAATGTTCAGGCACAGGTGCAGCTCATATTCCAGCTTGTCATAGGCATCGAATGTCACGCCAATAACTCCGCGCTGTTTCTTTTCGTCAAGACCGTAAAGATCTTTTTCATGTGCAATCAGCACAACATTCATATCCATGCGCGTAAGCCATGAAATCAGGCGGCGCATATATGCAACGGCAGGTTTTTTAGATGCACCGTAAACATCTTTGTCGCCTAATCGTTCAGTTTCTTTTGCAATTTCCAGACCAAAAATCTTGCTGATGCTATCAATAACCAAGGTTTTATATTGATGCTTTTCAGTTGCCAGTGCTTCCATCTGCTCAAGAACAGTATCAAAGGACAAAGATCCTTGATCCTTGCCAAGATACGCCCCTCCTGACTTCTTGAGCTTTGCAATGTAATGGGCCATGTCCGCCCCCGATTCAGTGTCAATGAAGAATACTGACGGGAAATCCATGCTGACCCAGGTTTTCCCAACCCCAGGCTTGCCGAAAATTAAAACTTTAGGCTTGGACGGTTCGGCTGCTTTCGGGTCAACCGCCTTTAGCTTGCTTGCCATTGTGTAGCTCCTTTGTTAATATTTATGTGGTGTGAGAAAAAACTAGACTAAAACAAAACATGGATCAAGCATAAAATGAAAAAAAATGATGAAACTTATCTACATATCCACATTGTAAGTTTTCTGAGGAAATTACAGTTGGCGGGTATTGACTTTGTATTTTTTCATTGCCCTAACGGTGGTGGTAGAAGCAAATCAGAAGGCGCAATGCTGAAGATGATGGGTGTTTTGCCGGGGGTTCCGGACTTGTGTTTTTTGAGCGAAGAAGGAACATTTTTTGTTGAATTAAAAAAAATAGACGGCAAGCCATCTAAAGAACAAAAAAGATTTTTTGAGTGGACCAGGCGTTATAATGTAGAAACATATTTGGTTTGTCCTGAAGATGTAAGGACTGCAATATTGGTCATGGCAGATATTCTAGATATTAAGTTTCATGAAAAATATCACCACTTAATATCCCAAGTTTCATCTTCTTTTTTAGCAACGCTACCAGATCCTATATAGGTTAAGCTGGACACGTCGCCATGTTGTGGCTCTCGCAATACATCATGCCTGACAATCCTGTCAAACTTTCCTTCTTTGACAACAGATATAGTTTTAGGGATAAGCAAATCATCACAAGCCAGATCATTGACTAAATCCTCAATGGTTTCCCAATTGTCAAGATTTGCGCCGTTCCTTTGTTTCCACCAGAATTCAGCTTTATCTCTGGCTGCGCCTGAGTGCTGCAAACATATATATTCCTTGGTTGCTCTGCCATTTTCATGAAGATATTTCACCATTAAACAAGGTGTTTTTCCCTCTTTATTAACATTGTGCGCTGAATAGGTAACTCCCAAGACGTTTCTTTCATCAGGAATATTCGATATAATACCGCCATCATAAGATTCTGACAGGCCTACAGTCGTGTTTCTTGGAAATTCGCATCCACAATCTTTGCATTTACGTGCCGATAAATGATTTATTGTCGCGCATTCATCGCAAATTTTCATGGGCGGTGCGCCATCACCAATCTTTTTAGATTTTTCTTTAGCCTTGATTTGGTCTAAAAATCCATGACGCTCAATATTCCTAGCAAAATCCAAAAACAGGCAATTCGGCTTTGCGCTGTCTGCAATTGATGCACGGCGTGCCTGTGCAGATTCCCCCCCAATCTTTCCAACTGTCCTTGTTCCTCGTCCGCCTATCTGCAATAAAAGCCCTGCAGACATTGTATGGCGTAACATACCAATCAGATCAATTTCAGGAATGTCAATGCCCGTTGTCCAAACACCATTGTTTGTAACAGCCCTTATTTTTCTGTCTGCAAATTGTGACTTTATTCTTTCGCGCTCTGACCGGGGGGTGTCGCCGACTACTGTTTCAGCAGCAATACCGCAGCGCCTTAGCTCATCACGAACTGCGAAGCTGTGCGCCACACCATTGCAAAAAATCAGCCATGTCCTGCGATCTTTTCCTTTTTCAATCATTTCCTGCACGGCTTGTGCGGTCAAGCGGTCAACGTTCGTGACAGTTTCTAACTGTTTCTGGTTAAACTCTCCCCCAGCTTTTCCTACGCCACTAATATCATAGATAGTTTTTGTGCCTTTGCTGACCAGGGGTGCTAAATAACCATCCTGGATTGCCAAACCTATGCCATAGTCAAAAATGATATCATCAAACAGCGCATCATCGCCATCCGTCAGGCTTCCCGTATCGGTCCTGAATGGCGTGGCCGAAAAGCCAACGATCCTTAGGCCAGGATTTTTTGCTTTCAGCTTTTCAATGAAAGTTTTCCACATGCTCTGATCTTTGCGGGATATAGATTGGACTTCATCGACAATTAAAATGTTGGTAAACTCAGGCTCTGCGGAATATATAGACTGGATACCAGCAAAGACAAAATCTCCTGAAAGGTCTTTTTGTCCAAGCTCGGTGCTATAAAATGAAATGCTTAGCCCTGATTGCAGCTGCTGCAGCTTTTCAGCATTCTGGTTCAGTAATTCCGCAACATGCGTCCCTATGATTATTCGAGCTGCAGGATTTGCCCTTTTTACGCGTTGGCAAAGCCTTCCTATGATGACGCTTTTTCCGGTGCCAGTCGCTGCGCATACAATAGGATTCTTTCCAGGATTTTCGCGCAGATATTTAATCGTAATATCAACAGCATTTTCCTGATAGGTGCGCGGAATAATCACATTTTGTGACACAAACAGATCTGCGGTCATTGAGCGTCTTCCCTGCACCATAATCTCATACTTTTCTTATACTTCTGGTGCCAAACAACCCTGCTTTGGTAGTTATTCATTTTCAAGATAGTAGCTACGCGCTTCATGGTTTTTTCGTTTTTTTCAGTTAGTCTTAGGTCCAGCTTCTCCATAACTTGATCAATTTTGAATTCATCCAGACCTATTTTGTCAATCGCAGACAAGACCATATCTTCCCAGGCATCGGAGGCCAGTCTTTTTTTACGCTCATAATCAGCCAGTAAGTTTTCTTCTGGTGTGGGGCCTATATAAATTCCATCCTTATATAGCTGAACGGCCTCTGCCCACAATTGTCCTTTTATTTCATCTATTTTTTGTATGTCTATGATCTTGTCAATCGTCAGCGGCCAATATCTTCTATTGCCAGTTGGATCTTTCAGATAATATGAATTATTTGTAGTCGCCGCGAACACAAACTGTCTAGGAAACTTGCTGACCTCACGATTATAGGGCAATCTTACTTCGTCAATTTCCTGCGTCAGCCAATTTTTAACCGCATTATCGTCCTTGGCGCTGAAACCATCTAATTCTGCCAACTCAATAATTATATTGCCCTGCAGCTTTAAAATCGTGTCTTTATCTCCCAACGCTCCAATATTGACTGCATCGGTGTGGTAGCGCTCGCCATTGAAAGTTGCCAGACATTTCAATAGGGCTGATTTATACAATCCTTGTTGCTGGCTTTCGAAAACCAACATGTGATCGAACTTGCAGCCAGGATTAAATATCCTCGTGACTGCTGCGCACATCCATTTTTTGAAGATAAATGATAAATATCTTTGATCTTCTTCTTTACATCCCAGATCTTCAATCAAAAATCTTTCTAAGCGTGGTGTCTTGTCCCACTTCAGCGTATTCAGATATTCCCGTGCGGAGTGAAATTTATTTTCATCGGCCACTACACCGATAGCTTTCGCGACTTTTTCAATGGTTGGTGTTAGTCCATAGGCTTCAAGAGTTGCCGCACATTGGGTTATATGGATGTCTGAAAGTGATCCGACTTTAAATTTTTCTTCTTCAGTCCATATCGGACACTGTTTTATCAGCACAGCTTGTTTGAATTCGTCAAAATAAAATGTATCTTTAAAGTCTTCATGATACATAAGGTGCAAAATTATGTTGGCCAGACTTGTTCCGACAATGCGCTCTTTGCTGTCCAGAATTAATTTGCTTGCCCAAGCAACGGGGACCAGATTTCCTTTATCTGACAGCGAATCAAGAACAGGATTCTGGTCCCCGCCCTCTTGCACACCAAAAGCCTTTTTTGTGGCTTCCGATGGAAGATCATTAAAGTCTGCGCCAATTATGGGGCAAATTATGCTAGTAGAATTTGTTACATTCTTTACAATTTTTGCCGCCGCCTTTTGGCCCGTCTGACTTTCATCATTGTCGGCTGCCACCACAATAGGGGCAAACTTATAAATTTTCCTTAAATTTTTAGCAACGGGCAGTAGATTCCCAGCATCCAGTGCCACCACTACACAATCTGTTCCGGTTGCCTCTTTAATGCTGCAACCAGTGGCCCAGCCTTCACATATTATAATATTTTTTGTTGGATTTATTTGCCCAATTATTGCAAAACATCCATTTTTTTTGCCACCAAATGGGAATTTCTTTACCCCATCTTCTTCAATGGTTTGCCAGGATACTAAATCTAGTTCACCATCCTTTTGCAGCTCATAAACAGGTATCCATAGCAATCTTTGCCCATAGATGCCCGCTGAATGCAGCTGAATATGTTTGGCTTCATTATATAGGGTTCCGCCAGACTTCTTACACAGAGCCCATTTCTGCTTTGCCCTTTGAGCTATTTTTACATGACGTTCGGCAATCTGGCGATCTTGCTCCAGCTGCCTTTGCTTTATTATGGTCTTTATCGCGGCAAGATCAGCCCTGGTTATATTTTCTTCGTCTATAACACTATTAAACCGTGCTTCTATACCTGTTTTGAAATCCTTTGCATATCCATAAGCAAATTCTTTTTCAATCCTTAACCAGTAACTAATAGATCTCTTGCCACCGCGATCTGTTTCGCTGGCAATACGCCTGAACCTGTTTGTTGGAATTATGTTTATATCTTTGGGTATGATACCCGAATTCACAATAAACGTAATAAACTTGGATGTGAAATCCATGTCTTTCCCCTGTTCTTTTTTCGCTGTTGAACAAAGGATAGATCGGGACAAAGCAGGATGTAAAGTCCCTGTGCTTGTAATATACTTTCTTTTTATTTTCTCTAATGTGGCATATATTCAATTCCTTACACGTGACGTGTAAGGCGTGTAATGAACTAAGTTTTTGATTTTGTTGAGACCTTACGCATTACACGTATATTACCTTTAAAAGAGATATAATAGAATATTTATATATATATATATATATATATCTACCTATATATACGCATGTCTGTAAAAATGTTTTGGAGGATTTTTTGGTGTAAGGTGTAAGGAATTAACCTAAGCCATTGATCCTGTTTTTGTATTCGCCTTACACGTATCCTTACACGTATGTCGTTTTGGTGTAAGGCGTGTAAGGAATATTGTTCCTCCACAACAACTTAACAGGATAACAGGTTTTTTTAAGATGGCAAGGAACTGTTTTGTGGTGGGCATCTTTTATTCCTGCTTGCATCATTTAATTTTGTGTTTATAATTAACCTATCTTTCATTTTATGGAGCAAAAAATGGCTAAGAAATCTCATCCTGGCTTTAAGAAGGTTCAAAAAAAGATCGAGTCAGAAGGCTACAGCAAAAAATCCGCTGGAGCGATTTTGGCGAATGCCAGCAGGAAAGCTTCTCCTAAGGCTAAGAAGGCTAATCCGAAGCTTAAGAAAGTTTGAGCGGACGCCTGAATGGCAGCTCGTAAAAACAAATATTGTTCCAATGAAACCAGGGAAAAAATTCAAGGTTCCTTGCTTGTTAACAAATTGATGGCATTTGTTAATGGCGATATTAAATTGGAAAAATCACAAGTTACTGCCGCGCTTGGTCTTTTAAAGAAAGTTCTTCCTGATTTATCTTCTACACAAATGAGCGGCCCTGATGGCGGGCCTTTGGAAGTTTCTCAATCAATTAGTGTGCAAGACCAAGAGATCATTAATCGTCATTTTGAACGTTACATTGAATCTAAAACCAAAAAGGAGCCGAAATAATGAAGCCTAGCGAACAACTGAAGGCATGGGCGGTTGACCGTGCGATTGAACTGCTGAAGATCTGGCCTGAAAAGGTTAAGCTTGAAATTGCTGAGAAAATGACCGTTGATCTGGCGGTAACGAGCATTGCGGATACGCTGGCTGGTTATTGCTATACGCAGGAAGCCGTGGAGGCTTTTGACAAAGAACATGCTGATTTGCAAAAGGCTAGCGCAGAAGATGAAGTTGCTGGAGCCGTGCAATGAGTGATGCAGAGCCGGTAAAAGCCAAGCGAAAGTATACTCGTAAAGTGGCTGAAAAGCTTAACATCAAGCACACTGATAACGCTTCTGATGAAAACCTTGCTCATCAGATTGCGCAGCAACCGAAGTCCTTGATTGCCAAGGCTGTCAATGAAGCAGCGGCAGAGCTTAAGCATGTGGCTGAGGTTCCGAAGGCTGCAGTGTATGAGAATACGCCTGAGCAAGTGATGGAAACTATTAAGGCAATCGCTGCAAAGGATGAGTTCAAGGTAAACTTCCCCGGCGATGGCACTTGGCATTTTGCTTATAAAGGTGCCGAAGAATGCGGCAATCTTTCCATTCCGCTGCGCGTTATCAAGATGAAGGCGGAGAACGTGGCCAAGGGTGCGCGTAAGATCAAAGGATTTCGAGACGAATCCGGATTTTGCATGTGGGGCTGATGTCTAACATAATCTGGCTTGGACAATCAGCATTTTATATTTTTGATGGCAAAGAGGTAAAAGAGCTTGAGTTCTCTCCGCGAGAAATCGCTTCATCAATTGCGAGGAATAGCTCAGTCCTATGGGATCGGAGACATCTTCTCAAAGGATGCCAAGCAACTTGCACAAGCAATAGAGTTTCATCAACAAGAATTGATCCCTGATGTAGTCATTGATATTCCAAAGCCGGAATACGATGCGCGGTTGATGACTAAGCCTCCTTCGCGCAGGTCTGATGAAGAATCGATTAGGGAGTTATTGGCTCAGCATGTAGATCAAGGACTTCACTTGTCATTCGATCATGAGCGCTGGTATATGAAGTTTGGCAAGAAGACTGATGAAGGTACAGTTAGGATGCCTCTTCGAACGGTCCTATCCTGTGCTAACGCCGTAATGAAATGACCGACTCTCGCACATTAGACGCTGTTTGCCGTGAAAGCTTCGATGCTTTTGCAGCGCGAGCTTTTCGTGAAGTAGAGCCTGGCATCAATTACGAGTGGAGCTGGCACATAGGAGCTATTGCAGAGCATCTGCAAGCTTTGCATGAAGACAAGCTACCTGATGGTAAGAGACGCCTTTGCATTAACATCCCGCCGCGTTCGCTAAAGTCTTATCTATCATCGATTGCTTTCCCTGCATGGGTCATGGGGCGTGAGCCGCATAAAAAGTTTATTTGTACATCATATGGCTTCTCGCTTGCTAAAGAGATGGCGCAGAAGTCGCGCATACTGATTGAATCTGATTGGTATAAAAACCTTTTCCCTGAAACGCGTATCGATCCAACGCAGAATGAGAAGCATAATTTCTGGACTGATAAGCGCGGAATGTATTATTCATCGGCGCTTCAATCGGTAACAGGGCGTGGCGCTGATTACTTTACGCTTGACGATCCGCTTAATCCAAAAGAAGCAATATCCGACACGATCAGGACGGAAACTAATTCTACAATCAGCGCAACCGTTCCTACGCGTTTCAATGATGTTCGCTATGCCAAGTGGCTTATGATCATGCAGCGATTGCACGATGATGATCCAACAGGACATTTTGCCTTGAAAGATCCGCGTTGGTATGTGTTAAAGCTTCCAGGAGAAAATAAAACTGAGAAATCTTTTTATTACAAACTAGGCAATCGTGAATGGGAGATGAAGCCGGGCCAGTTGTTGTTTCCGGTGAGATTGTCACGCCAGATCCTAGATGAGCTTCGCATAGATCTTGGTGATTATAACTATGCCGGTCAGATATTGCAGGAGCCAGTCCCAATCGGTGGTGGCGCATTCAGGACAGAATGGATTCAGTACTATGCACAAGGCTCTATCAAGCCTCGTGATATGAATATTGTTATTCTGGTTGATCCCTCAGGCGGCGAAGAAGTTAACAAGAAAAAACGCAAACTATCTGACTGGTCAGCGTTTATGGTTGTGGGCCTAGCTCCGGACAATAACTATTATCTTCTGGATATTATTCGGGACCGGCTCAACCCCACAGAGCGCGTTGAAGTCCTTTTTATGTTGCATCGCAAATGGAATGAACTGTCTGGCAAACCGCCCAAGGTTGGTTACGAGCGCTATGGGATGATGGCCGATACTCATTATATTACAGAACGTAAGAAGATGGAGAGTTATAACTTTGCGTTGATTGAGCTTGGCGGGACGATGGCCAAGGAAGATCGTATCATGCGATTGGTCCCTGACATGCAGAATGGCCGCTGGTATTTTCCTCAATCATTGATTTATGTGGATGGCGAAGGACGCAAGTTTGATCTTGTGCAAGAGCTGGTTACAGGTGAAATGCCTACCTTTCCTCGTGCCAGGTTTGATGATATGCTAGACGCATTGTCTAGAGTTTACGAAACTTGTCTAAGCTTGGTATTTCCCAAGCCAAGAGCTGGTATGGTTGAAAAAGCAATTCATAAACGACCAAAGCAAGAGCGTTCTTGGAAGTCGTTTTAAAGTATCGGGGGTCTTTGGGGAATGAGTGATTTAGCTACAGCTGAGCTGTGCAAGAAGCAGCAAAAGATTGCGCGTCAAGGACTTTCTACACAATACAACAACACTATGACATGCCTTGAATTCTATAATGGCGATTCCATGTCATACGAAGATAGAATTCAATTTATAGACGACTTCGGCAATCGGCGCTGCGCTCTGGTTCAGTTCAATAAAGTACGCCCTCCTGTTGATGCTGTCGTTGGCTTTATGGCACAGAACAGACGCCAGGCTAAATATATTGCTCGTATGACGGCCACTGATAAGCAGCAAGTTTATTCCAAGAACATGAACGCCCTTTACGGCTTTCATCGTGAGCGTACCAATTCCGATCAGATCGAGACTGATCAGGATGCTGACATGATGATCAATGGCTATGGGGCCACTGAGACAGATCTTTCATACATCGTAGGCAATTCGACTACCGATCCTAACGGTGAAATTATCAAGATGCGTCTTGATCCCATGCGTACTTATTGGGATCCGATGGCCAAGGCCAAGAATCTTCTTGATGCCAGGTGGGCGGGATATTGGGAAGATTTTGATTTGCGTGAGGCTCTCGATCTTTTCCAGGGTAGTAAAGAAGAAGATTTTGAGCGTGTTGGCGAATCACAGCCGAACGACACTGGATATATCTACAATCCTTGGGGCGGTCTATACGACAAGATCAAGCTTGAAGATAATATTGAATGGGCTAATCGTGATGAAGATTTAGTCCGTGTTTATAACCATCAATGGTACGAATACGAAACTTTTTATAGGGCTGACAATCCTATCTATGAAGCTAAAACCCCTGAAGATGCCTCGTTCTATGCTCAGAAACTGCAGGCGATAGCATCAACGCAAGATCCTTATGAAGGGCCTGAAGGCATTAAGTCTGGCGACATGTTTGACTTCGATCCGATGGCTGAGATACTGACGTTTGACGACAAGATGAAGCGTTTGTTGATCGAGCAGTTTGATGATTTAATTCAGCCGGTTTCTTTCAAACGCAAATGTTTTTATACGGCTGTTTTATCTGGACGTCATGTTTTCACTAAGTTTAAGTCAATCTGCCAGCAAGGCTTCAGCATCAAATTCAAGACTGGCATTTATAATGCTGCTGGCAAGTACTGGGTTGGTATGGTCAATGACATGATGCAGCCAGCAGAATACAGCAATAAAGCTTTGACTGAGCTTATGTTCACCATTGCTTCCAATTCTAAAGGCGGAGTGATGGTGGAGGAAGATGCCGTTGAAGATATCGAAGATTTCGAATCCAAATGGGTGCAAACAGATTCTGTTATTATTGTTGCTCCTGGTGCTATTGCCGGGCAGAAAATTCTTCAGAAAGCGCAGCCCGCTTTGCCGACAGGATTGGACAGCATTATTCAGCTTTCAGATCAGGCTGTATCGTCTGCTGGCGTCGATCCGTCATTCCTTGGCGCAAATATGGATGATGGTCAATCCGGCATTCTTTACAAGCGCCGCATTCGTCAAGTCATCAGCAAAATGGCGCGTTATTTTGATAGCATTACGATGTATCAAAAAGAAGATGCAAGGCTGTGCGCTGATCTTATCCGCGTATGGGTTGAGAATAATGCCGGTCAATGGGTAAGGATTACCGGACCTGATAACAAGGAAGTTTTCCAACAGGTTTCTGAAGACATGATGGCCCCTGAGTATGATGTTGACATTCAGGAAGCGCCGCAATCGCCTGAGGACCAGCAGCAGACATCTGCTGTTTTGGGAACATATGGCGACAAATTAATGCCGGTTAATCCGCAAGCTGGCTTGGCATTCTATGCTGAAAGCCTGAATTATCTGACAGGCATTGATGCTGATGTAAGGAATAGACTTATTCAGACTCTTCAGCCCCAAAAGCCGCAGATTGATCCTCAGCAGTTCCAAGCCATGCAGCAACAGCTGCAAGCGTTACAAAGTGAACAAAGTAAAGCGGCGCTTGATAAGGTCAAGAGCGAGACAAAGAAAACTGATAGCGAAACCATGCTTAACATGGCCAAGACCCAAGGAGAAGTTATTGGGACTGGGACGAAACGCGCCAGCACTGCCAAGGCTCTTGAAGAAGCAGCAAGGACAAGTGCTGAAACTCACTTGATTAGGTCTGGAAAATTCAAAGTAGATATGCCTAAAGTTACTGTCTGATTACTTAACCCTAAAGGAGCCGATAATGGGACTGATGGAAGAAATTGAAGAAACTAAAAAGCAACTTGCTGAAGCTGTCAAAGCTGAAGATAAAGAACCTGAGCAAGAGGAAGAAGTTGAAAAAACATCTGAAGCTGCTCCAGAAGAAGAAGCGCAAGAAGCTGAAGCAGATAGCAAAGAAACTGCTGAAGAGCAGCCTGATCCTGCTGCTGAAAAGCCTGATGATTCTAGCTTTGCTCGGATGCGTAGGGAGAAAAAGGCGCTAGAGCGCCGCGTTCAAGAGCTTGAAGCAAGACAAAATCAAGCTCCTGTTCATGAAGAGCCGAAGAAGGTTGAGGCGGTTGCTGACGCAGATCCCGAGCCGGATCGTCAGGTTAAATATGAGGCTTGGCTTGAATGGAATCTGCGTCAGCACAAAAAAGAGCTTGCCGAGATCAAAGGTACTGTTGCAAAAACAACACAGCTAACTGAGCGTGAGCGCTTGGTTAATGCCGCAGTGCAAGAGTTTCAGGGATATGAAGCTGATTATAGGGCTGTAAACCCCTCATATGATAAAGCAGCTGAGTTCTATACCAAAGAGCTGACGCGCAGTTTCAAGCTTCTTAATCCTAAGATTTCATCTGCTGAAGCTGGTGAATTGATCAGGAATACGGTTCTTAATAAAGCATCTTCTTACGCCAAACTTGGCCTTGATCCTGCTGAAGAACTTTACAATGAAGCGGTTTCGTTTGGTTTTAGGGATAACCAAGAAGAATCGATTCAGGAAGAAGTCAAGCCTAGTCTTAGAAAGATTGCCGCTAATAAATCGCGTAATTCTGGCATGGCCGGAGCCAAGGGCCGCGGTACTGGCGGACCTCTGACGCGTGAAGCGGCATCTGAGCTTAGTGTTGCAGAATGGGCGAAGCTTTCTCAATCTGAGAAAAAGCGCCTGTTGACTGGCGGATGATATTAATATATTCTTAACAAAAGTCCTCGCCAGACTTAAACCCGGCAGGCTGGAACAAGCTTAAATGTTCCGTTTAGCGCAACGTAAAAGCGCCACCGCACCACGATTCGCCCACGTTACGGGCAGGGGGCGCAATACCTCTGTAAAAACCTTGTTCGCGGTTGATGTGTTTACTTTCATCAACAACTGACAAGGGGAAACTATGTCAAGTACAACTATGAGTTCTGCCAATTCTCTGACCCGTAAGCTATGGGCTACAGAAGATTGGGTTAACATGGGCCAACGAACGATGTTCGGCCACATGTTCAAACGCGGCTCCGTCTTTTATGTCGAGGAATTCCTCGGCTCTAAAGCTCGCGGCGATCAAATCACCTATGATTATACCAACAAACTGACGGGCATTCCGATTGGTGAAGGTGGTACGCTGGACGGTAACGAAGAAGCCCTGAACCTGGGTTCGTTCGTTATGGCGATCAACGTAACGCGTATCGGCGTTCTTAACCCGAACGATGACACGATTGAGCAACAGCGAACGCTGGTTGATTTCCCGGATCGTACCCGTCAAGTCATCCCGAACCGTCATGCAGAGCTTCTGGATACCTCGGTATTCTATCAGCTCGGCGGCTCGGCTCCGACTTCGTTTACCCTGAACGGCACGACCTGGAGCGGCAACAACCGTTTTTTTGTCTGGGGTCACAACACGCCCCCGGCTCCGTCTACCAATCGTATTATTCGTGCTGGCGCAGCTGCCAACGATCAGTCGCTGACTTCGGCAAACACGATGACGCTCGATCTGATCGATTATGCTCTGGAGAAAATCGATAACTCGGATCAGCCGATTGATCGTCTGGACGATGATACTTACGATCTGTATGTATCTCCGGAACAGCTTGTCGATCTGAAGCAGGATACGACCGGTCGCATTCAATGGTTCAACATTGAATTGGCACAGATCACTGGTGGCGATAGCGAAGCTGTTAACATCAGCCCGTTCCAGGCTAAGCGTCCGCAAGCTCAATATGCCGGTGTCAATATTTACTCGGCACCGCGTGTAGCTTACGGCCTGAATAGCTCGACTTCGGCAGTCATCACGACCGTTCGTCGTGCTGTTCTGGTTGGCAAGAACGCCCTGTCGTTTGCATCGCCGTTTGGTGGCCGTCCGTCTGACAATTCCACTCCGCTGAAATATTTCTCGCAGTTGAAAGACTATGAATATTTCAAAGGTCTGGAAGGCCGACTGATCTATGGCGCTAAAAAGACTGTTCCGTCGAATGGCGAGGACATCGGCGTCATGGTTATTTCCACCTATGCAGCCGCTCATAGCTAAGGAGTATAAACAATGACTACACCTTCTATTGTCCCGACTAAATGGAATGGCACTTCGACCGACTTTCTTAAAACGAAAGTTGATCGTAGTGGCGCAAGCCGTGCACAGCGCACGACTGTTTCTGTCCCGTCTGGCACGACTGTAAACACGATTGTTGGTCTGGTTCCGTTCAACAAAGGCGAACAAATCACGGGCTTCCGCCTGTATTGCGATGCCTTGGGAACCAGTGTCACGGCGAATGTTGGCGTTGTTTATGACGACAACACCAATAACACGAACAACCAAACTCTTTTCCTGAGTGGATCTACCAACCCGGCTGCTGGCGGTGAACTGACGTTCACGACCTCTGCCGCAAATTCGGTATATGTCACGACTGATAGTGGTTGGCTGGTTGCAACGATCACGGGCGCAACGACTGGCAGCACTGGTAACATCCAAGGCACTGTCTTTGCGGTCTATGATGGTCTGTCGGGCCTGACGCCTAACTAAAGAATCTCAGAGGCGCGGATCGGCTCCATCCTCCGCGCCTCTGAGACCAAATAGATAAGGGATAGAAATGGCCAACTTCAGTAGCATGATTACTTATATTGCTAAGCGGCTCATTGATCCGAACAATACGGCTGTCTCCACTGATGATATCGGCCAAGCTATTAATGATGCGATTTCCTATTGGAAGTTTCGCCGCTTCTGGTTCAATGAAGTCAATGATACGGCAACACTAACCGCGCAAGATGGCTCATTTCCTTATCCTGATGATTTTTTAGTGCCGTCCCAGCAAGACGATGGATTTAATATCCAGTACGGCAATATGCGATATCCATTGGTTAAGATTACCTCTGGCCAGTATGACGCATTGTTTTTGAATAACGGATATGGTCTGCCGCGTTGGTATGCGCGATTGGCAAGCGGTCAATATCAGTGTTATCCGTTGCCTGATCGTGATTATGTGGTTGGCAGATATTACCTGAAAGATTATGCCGATCTTACGAATGCTACGGGCCAAGATACCAATGATTTCACTGATCATGCGCCACGTTTGATTGAGCTTTGGGCGCTTGCAAATCTTAGTGCTGAACTTCGTCAAGATGATAAGATGGAAGCTTATTATCGATCCGGTGCAGCCGATGAATATAGGAACTTGCGTGTCATGACCAACAAGGCCAATGGCACTGGTAAACTTGTAATTAAATCCAAACTTTACGCTTATTAAGGAGAAAAAACATGACTGCAGGCGCACCTACTATTGGCGGTTTGAAAAGACTTCGTACTTATCTGGCAGGTCAACTGGCCAGCGCTGTTGCCATTACTGGCGGCACAATTGATGGAACTGTTATTGGCGGCACTACTCCGGCAGCTGGTACATTCACGACCTTGACGGCAACTTCTATGGCCGGGAACACGCCTCAAGCTGCAGGTGCTACTTTGGCAGTTACCACTGCAATGAATGGTAAGGCAATCTTGCTTGACACGGCAGCTGGCTCTGTTTGCACGCTTCCTGCCGCGACTGGCTCAGGTGTCAATTATAAATTTATTGTTAAAACCACGACAACGTCCGGCGCTCATAAAATCCTGGCAGCTTCAAGCTCTGATTTTCTGAATGGCATTGTAACTGGCGAGAATGCCAATACGGCTAAATGCTTCGCTTCAGCCGCTGCAACTAACCATTCTATTCAGATGCCGTTCGCTGGTAGTCAACCCAGCGGTGGCTTTATTGGGGATTGGTTTGAAGTGACCGATATTGCTGTCAATCTATGGACTGTTAAAGGCATGTATCAAGCTGGTACTACGCCGACCACGCCTTTTAGTGCGGCTACTTCGTAAGAGGATTAAATGAGTACAACCACCCCTAACTACGGCTGGATCCTTCCCGGCGTAAACGATCCCACGGATCAGGATTTGTGGGGTGGTTATCTCAATTCGAATATTAGTAGCCAGGACACGATTGTTAAGGCGATTAGCAATTTGGCCAGTGGTTTTACAGAGGCAAAGACCGCTGACTATACTTTGCTCTCAACCGACAATGGATCGACAATTCTTGTTGATGCAACATCTGGGAATGTAACAATTACCGGCGATGCAACTTTAGCTGATGGTTTTCATCTAACTATTGTTAAGAGCGATTCATCTGCAAATACTGTTACATTCAAAGGATCTGGAAGCCAGACAGTTAATGGCGCGGCAAGCGTACTGATTTCCAATCAGTATGATACGTTACAGCCAGTCAGTAACGATTCGAACTGGTTCATGCAAAATCAAACCAGCTTGCCTTTGGCAAGTGCAGCAGAGACATTGACCGGAACGTCCACTACAAAGGCTATAACTCCGGGTGGTTTTGCTGGTAATAAATCTTTAGGAACGAATGGATACTATAAATTTCCTGGCGGATTTATTGTTCAGTGGGGAGAAGTAACGAATGTTTCGTCAGTTACTTCGTCTGTAACTTTTCCAGTGGCATTTCCCACTGCATGCGTTCATGCAAATATTGCTAAAAGCATCATAAATAGTGGAGCAAATGGGGTCAGAACTTGGAATCTTATTTCTTTGAGCACTACCGGCTTTAGCTATGATCCTTGGTATTCAGGGTCTTCTGGCACTACTGCAAATGTTTACTGGTTCGCCATAGGTTATTAAATGTCAACCAAGATTTCTGCACCCGTACCGATTAATATAAATCCGGGCGTGCAGCCGTCTACGGACCAAACTGCTGCCAAGACAAATTGTTATACAGATACATTAGCAGTGAGATTTGTTAATGGTATTCCCCAGAAACGCGGGGGCAGCTCATCCATAGATTTTGATTATGGCGATACTGTCGACGGCACAATCCGCAATGTTTTTACGTCCATTATCAATGATAAAATATATTGCGTCATTGGAACCAATGTAAGACTTTATGCGGTTATTGGTTCCAGGCTGGAGAACATTACACCCTTTCAAGCAAGCTCTACAGCAGCAGCAAATAGTCTTTCGACGCAATATAATACGCTAGGCAGCAATCCTTTTGCTGCTGTATCAGGAAGTGCTGTTCTGACTGTCACTGATAGTGACGGAGCAAGCAGGCTTCAACCAGGAGATAATGTTACATTCTCTGGAGCTACAGGTTTTGCAGGTATTTTGGCAGGATCCATCAACGGAGTAAAACTTGTAAGATCAACAAATCCTTTAGCTGGAACCTACACAATTAATGTCGGAACGAACGCCAATGCAACGACATCTGGCGGTGGTGCATCTGTTGTAAGATCAAGCGGCTTAATAAGAGTTACTGTTGCCAACACCCTGATGGAAGATGACCGTGTAAAAATATCAGGCGCGGCCAACACAGGTGGCATTTCAAACACTCTTATTAATGCTGAGTTCATTATAAGAAATGTTACCGCAGCTCACTTTGATTTCATGACCACAGGAACTGCGACAAGTTCCGTTACGGCTGCTGGCGGCGGATCGACTGTGTTTTATCCGCCTATTGCTGCCGGTAATTTAAATGAGATCGTTGGCCAAGGTTACGGTGCAGGACTTTATGGTGCGGGACTATATGGTACAGCCTTAGTTAGCTCATCAGCACGAGAACTGCCGCAAATATGGTTCTGTGATAGGTACGCCAATACCTTTATTGTGACGCCGGGCAATCAGGGTGGTATTTATCAGTGGATGGGAAGCGCCGCAACGGCCCCTACGCCAATCACTGGATCTAATGCGCCAACGGCCGTTAACTATGCATTCGTTGCAAGTAATATTTTAGTAACATTGGGTGCAGGCGGCATTGAAAATCGTATCTTTGCAAGCGATCAAAACGACATCACCACATGGATAAGCTCTAGCACCAATCAGGTTTTTGATGATGACACTGAAGGTGCAGGGCGATATCTGTCTCATTGTCCAGTTGATAACCTTAATCTTTTGTTCACCGAAAACCAAACTTATACTTTCCGTTATATCGGCTTGCCCTTGGTTTGGGAAGTCCTGCAGCTTGACGAAAGCATAGGTATTATTGCCCCTATGGCTCGCGTTCCTGTTAAGGGCATGGGCTTTTGGATGGGGACAGAAAACTTTTATATGTATCGTGGCGGTAAGGTTGAAGTTATCCCGGCTAATACGCAGAGGCAATGCACGGCTTTAAATTATGTTTTTGGCAATATCAACTGGGGCCAGAAATCCAAGTGTTTTGCATGGTATAATCCTCAATATAACGAGGTTTGGTTCCATTACCCTTCTGCCACAAGCAACGAATGTGATAGTTTGGTGCGTGTAAATCTTTTAGATTTTACGTGGTCAATCGATCAGATGGATAGAACAGCTGGTGAAAATCCTGCTGTTACGCAGAATAATCCTATCCTGGCAAATGTTGGTGTTCTTTATAAAGAGGAGGTTGGCACTGATGATGACGGCGAACCTTTGCCGTTCAGCTTGACGGGTCCTAAGCAATATCTGGTTCAAAACAACTCATTTCTGTCAGGGATCATTCCGGACAGCTTGCAGACGGGCAATATAAACCTGACCACTGCGGGATATAGATTCCCTCAGTCAGCTGTGGCTTCTCAAAACCAGGTATATACCGTTGGTCCCACAACCGAGCAGATCAATATTACAGGTGCGGCCAGATATTGGCAGCTCAATTGGTCCGGGAACGAACTTGGCCAGGGCTGGCAAATGGGCGAATGGGCCACGTTCTATCAGGATGGGGCAAGGCAATGAATCCGTATCCAAAGTTATATAGTGAAACGTTTCCGGACATTGTTCGTGTTATGGAAGTTATTGTCAGGGAAAGACCGACTGATATTAAAGATTTTGATAACTTGAATAATCGCTTTATGAGCGGACGAATTGTTGGTAAAATACCAACTGGAGCCGCAGATATTTCTCCTTCTGATAGAGTAGGGGATACTAACTTCGATTATGCGACTGGTTATATGTATCGCGTAGTTGACAATTCCGGAACTGCTGTATGGGCCCGGGTGCCTATAGAGACGAGTTGGTGAATGGCTCTAAAAATATGTCGCATATGTATTGAACAAAAAGATATAAAGGATTTTTATAAATCCAAGAACGGATATCTGCGCTCTGAATGTAAAACAGGGACAGCTGAGTGGCGCAGAGCCACGCTGTCATCATGGTAAGGGGGCTTCATGGGATTTTTTAGCGGTTTATTTAGTACACCTTCTATAAGCACTCCTGCTTCTGGATTTTATTCCAATACGCCTGGTTATCAGAGCCTTTATAATCACACTGTTAACAATGCTAACAGCACTCTTTATCCTAATGGTCAGCTTAATACGGCTATGTTTCAGCCGGTTGCAAACAACCAGTTCGAGAATAACGCTCAAGGCATGATCTCGCAGGGCGTAACGCCAACTGCACAATCTTTGCAGTCTGATATTTCTATGCTTACCAATCCTTATGATAGCTCAGTTATTGACGGCATTAATAAACAGGCAACTGGTCAGAATAGTCTGGTTAATCAAGCTGCGACTTTGGCTGGTCAACAAGGATCTAATAGATCTTTCTTGGGAACCAGTGATGTTGAGCAGAACAGACTTAACTCAATCGGGCAATTCCAGCAGTCGCAATACAATAATGCTATCAATCAAGCGTTGGGTCCGTTGGCTGGATTGCGTCAACAGGACATCAGCAATAATTTGGCTGAAGGTCAGCAGCAGCGCGGTATTGATACGCAATCTCAGCAAGCACCTTACAATGCACTACTTGCGGCATTGGGTGTTCTGCAGGGGACACCACAAAGCCAGGGACAGCAAGCGGCAAGTGGCTTGGGCGGCGGCGTAAATGCGGGCAGCATCTTGAATACTGTAGGAACGCTTGCTGGTATTTTCTCTGATCGTTCACTTAAAGAAAACATCGTTCCTATTGGCATAGAAAATGGCTTCCCTATTTATGAGTTTAATTATAGGGGAAATGGCCAACGCTTTATTGGTGTCATGGCACAAGATGTTGAAGAAATTATGCCTGAAGCGGTGCATGAAATTGATGGTTATCTAGCGGTTGATTATAATAAAATTGGCGTAAAAATGAGGGCCGCTTAATGGGGATTCTGGACAGCATTGCTGGCCTTTTTAGTTCTCCTGAGACTATCAACTGGAATCAAGGCGGTTCCAGTGTATTAAGCAATGGCGGAGCATTGGGCAGATTAGGAAATGCCGTAACGGCTTTGCAGCCTTTAGCCAATCAGCTAAGCAACTATCAAAATCAGTCTCAGATGAATAGCGTATTTAATGCTAATCCTGCATTTGGTGAGGCATTATACGGTGCAAGAAATAATGCACAACAAGTTGCCAATCAAACCGCACTTGCACAACTTCAACAAGCTCAGGCTCAGCAGCAGTTATCTAAAAATAAAATATTAGATAATCTTGCTAGTCAAGTGACAGGCTCACCGCTTGAGCAGCTTTTGGCCTACACTTCGCCTGGTGAACTCGGACAGTATGAGCAGCAATCCCGCGCTTTGGCTCAGCAACAAGCGGCGCAAAAGCAAATACAGGCAATCGAAAGCGGACAAAGTAACAATACGCAACAGCCGCAACTGCAGAACAATCAGGCAACTGCTGGCGCTGCGTCGGGACAAAACCCGCTGAGCGTTAAGAACAATAATCCTGGAAACATGAAAGATCCTAACACTGGTGAATTCCAGTGGTATTCCTCGCCGTCTGATGGAATGGCTGCCATGACTAAAGATCTGGCGCTAAAAGTGTCTGGTAAATCGCCCGCCATGATTTCTAAGTTTGGCAATGGTTATTCACCCACTCTTTCTAATGTTATTTCTACTTGGGCACCTCAAGAAGACAATAATGATACGCAAGGCTACATTAATTCTGTTGCACAAAAAACTGGACTGTCACCCAACCAACCTTTGACTGTTCAGGATCTGCCGAAGCTTCAACAGGCCATGATTCATCAAGAAGGTGGCGATGTAGCCAGTGAATATTTCAGCGGACAAAGACAGGTGTTGCAACCGCCGAGCATTGGGGGAGTCCAGGCTGCTCC